AATTCTTTTGGAGTAATTACATGGCTGTCAATATTTCAGCATTTGGCGGTGTTGGTTGGCAATTTTTTGACAACTATGGCGTTATTCTTTCCGGCGGAAAAATTTTTACTTACGCCGCTGGTACTACAACGCCTCAAGCAACGTATACAACAAGCGCAGGAAATGTAGCGCATACAAACCCAATCATTTTAGATTCAGCAGGCCGAGTGCCTGGTGGCGAAATTTGGCTTTTAATGGGTTATTCGTATAAATTTGTTCTTAAGACATCTACTGATGTTTTGATTGCAACTTATGACAATATTTTTGGCTCTGGCGGGAGAGTGGCGTATGTGGATAACTTTACTGGCACGGGCAGTCAAGTTACTTTCACGTTAACTGCCGCCCCAACAGACGAAAACAATACGCAAGTTTATGTTAATGGTGTTTATCAACAAAAGAACACTTTTTCTTTAAGCGGCACAACGCTGACATTTTCGACTGCGCCACCCTACACATCAACAATTGAAGTAAGTTATTTTTAAGGAATTATCATGGCAGATAAAAAGATTAGTGCTCTAACCAGCGCAACAACCCCCTTAGCGGGGACTGAGGTATTGCCCATTGTTCAAAGTGGCGCAACGGTTAAAGTTGCAACCAACGATTTGACAGTTCAGAATATCCGCGCAAATGCTACATCTGGTATTTTGCAGATCACTGGCCCTGCAGCTGCCTCAACTCGCGTTGCAACTGTTCCTGACGCAAATTGGAGCGCAGCACGCATTGATGCCGCCCAATCATTTGTTGGCAATCAAACTTTATCTACTGGTAATTTAATTCAAGGCACTGCGGCCAAAGGCTTTGATTTTACTGCCAACACCCCCGCAGCGGGGATGAGTAGTCAATTGCTAAATTCATACGAAGAAGGTGCTTGGACACCGAGTATTGGCGGTACGGCTACGTATACTACGCAAGAAGGTTACTATGTAAAAGTTGGTGAATTGGTTTATTTGCAATGCAAAATTCAAATAAATGTTATAGGTACTGGAAGCACTACAACTATTAGTGGTATGCCGTTTGCATCATTTGCCTCGTCATTTTCTTCAGGTGGTAGCGGGGGCGTAACTTATTTTGGTTCTTTAGCAACTTCAGTTACATCTTTAGTTCCTTGGGTTGGAGGCTCATCTTCTACAATTAAGTTCGCTGGTTTAACCGCAGCGGCTGCTTCTATGTCAAGTACCGTAGTCGTATTTGGAAGTGGCACTCGTATTGATTTCAGCATGACTTATCGTTCTGCGACATAAGGATTAACCATGTCTCTTACTAAAGCCTCTTACTCAATGATTACAGGCACACCCGTCAATGTGATGGATTTTGGGGCTACTGGTGATGGAGTTACAGATGATACGGTTGCAATTCAAGCGGCTATCAATAGTGTTCCTCTATCAGTTGGCGGCGTTGGTGGCCCTAATAGCCCCGCAGCGCAAGGCGGATGGAACATATATTTCCCTACAGGGGTTTACATTATTTCTAGTACGTTAGTCATTGGAAGCAGACGAGTTTCGTTGCATGGTACTGGAATGATTGGTAGTAATTCATCAATGATTAAGATGGATCCAGCATATCCAAACCTAAACATGGTTGATTATTCAACTGGAAGTTTAGACACAATATCTGTATATGGATTGCAGTTTTGGGGCGCTGGCGCAGCAACAGGCACAGGAAACGCATTAACTCTTGGTCGTAGTGGGCAAACTTGTTTTGATTCGCAAATAAAAAATTGTTGGTTTACTGCAATTCCAAATGCTTGTATTTACATGGATTACTGTGCAGATATGACGGTTGCGCATTGCGGAATTGAAAATGCAAGATATGGCGTTTACATCAACAACATTGCAATTGCTAGTGGCGACATAAACCGCATCAGTAACAATGTTTTCTATGCTGACACACTTGCTGGTATTTATGTAAACAACGGGACAAACTTACTTATAAGCGACAACCATTTTAATTTATGTGGTTCTACAAACGATGTAACGGCTGCAATTGTTCTTAACCATACAGGCGCAAATTCAGTGCGTGGAACGTCAATTACAAACAATAATTTTAGAGCTAACTACAATGACATTGTTACAAATGGCAATGGTGGTAGTTACGCAGCAAACACTGGAGTAAATGTTGTAAATATTGCGGGCAATACGTCAATGCTTGCGTACAGACGTTTTGCGTATTGCACAGACACCAACCAAATTTCTTTTACGGGTAACTTAGTAGATACCTGTAATCAATCTGGATTAAGTCTTGTTGCAATAGACATAAATGGAACTTCTGACGGAACATATTTATCCGCCAACAAAACTGTTAACGCAACTACAGCCCCTTTTGCTGCAACCTATGGTCTTAGTTTAGGTGCAACTACAACAAATACAATTATTGGTGACAATACTTTCGCGGGTACTTCTGGCGCCACTAACATAGCGGTAGGTGCTACATATGTAGATAACACACCTGTAACTGGAACATGGACTCCTAGTATTGGCGGCAATGCCACTTACACAATACAAGAAGGTTACTATACAAAAATAAATAACCAAGTATTTGTTAAGGGAAAAATTATCGTTAATGTAATTGGAACGGGAAGCACAACAACTATTTCTGGGCTTCCATTCTTGTCTCAAAACACACCGCTTGCAACGGTTGGTTCTGGTGCGGTAAGTTATTTTGAAGCGCTTGCAACAAACGTCACTTCACTTTCTGCATCTGTTCCAAATAATTCTTCAACGGTAATTTTTTCAGGCTTAGCGGCAGCAGGCGCAATTATGATTTCTGGAATAACAGTATTTGGTTCTGGCTCTCGCATTGACTTTTCTTTAACATACCTATCACAGACATAAGCACATATTTCTAAAGGAACAATCATGGAATTTAAATGGACAATTGATAAGGTTCAAGTTGCTGAAGACAATCTAATTGTCAAAGTTGATTTAACAGTTACAGATGGTGAATTTTTTGCGTCTTACACCAGAAATTTGGTGCGTGGCGATACTTTTACAGCTTATGAGCAACTGACTGAACAACAAGTGCTTGATTGGTGCTTTGCGCCTGAAGTCACTACTTGGATAGATGGCGATGATGTTGAGCAATCAACTACTCGTTTTATCAAAGATGAAGGCGAAGCGCAACTTGCTGATCAACTTGCTCGCCAGTTGGCTCAAAAAGAATCTGAGCCTGCTTTACCATGGGCATAAATTCCAGCATAATGTGCTGACAAACTGTATCGGCCCAGTAGACCGAGGAATCTTAGGATTCAGAAAACATGACTGAAGAAGTCCAAGCCCTAGCGGAAGTAGACTCCGCGCCAACCACGGATGTGACGGCCACACCTGAAGTTGTTGAAAGTACGCCGGAAGTAGCTGAGACACAGCCTGCCAAGACATTCTCGCAAGAGGAACTTGATGCTGCTATTGGCAAACGCCTTGCAAGAGAGCAACGTAAGTGGGAAAGAGAACAAGCAAATCGGTCTGCGGAAACGCAAATCGTGAAAGCCGCCCCGTCAGCATCCGTTGACCAGTTTGAAAGCCCTGAAGCCTATGCGGAAGCACTGGCCTATCAGAAAGCCGAAGAACTGATTGCCAAACGAGAAGCCGCCAAGCAGCAATCGCAAGTTCTTGAGAGTTATCACGATTTAGAAGAAGAAGCTAGGACTAAGTATGACGACTTTGAACAAGTCGCCTACAACCCTAAACTTCCTATCACAAACGTGATGGCAGAAACGATCCAGTCTTCGGACGTGGGGCCAGAGTTAGCGTACTATCTCGGCTCTAATCCAAAAGAAGCAGATCGAATCTCACGCATGTCGCCATTGAGCCAGGCGAAGGAAATTGGGAAAATTGAGGCCAAATTGGTTTCAGCGCCCCCAGTTAGAAAAACGACATCTGCGCCAGCGCCGATTTCACCTGTCACCGCACGCTCCGCTGGAGTGTCGGCTTACGATACTACTGATCCAAGGTCTACCAAGTCCATGAACGCATCAGAGTGGATTGAAGCCGAGCGCAAACGACAAGTGAAAAAGTGGGAAGCACAGAACCGCTAATTTTTTTAAAGGACTTTTAAAATGTCAAACAGTATTCTGACGATCGACATGATCACAAGAAAATCTCTTGAAATCCTCGAGAACAACCTTGTGATCACCCGCAACGTGAACCGCCAGTACGACGACAGCTTCGCTGTTGAAGGTGCTAAGATCGGTTCAACCCTGCGTATCCGTTTACCTGACCGCGCTTTGGTAACTGACGGCGCCGCCCTGCAAGTTCAAGACGACAACGAACAGTTCACCACTTTGACCGTTGCCAGCCAAAAGCACATCGGTGTCAACTTCACATCTGCTGAATTGACCATGCAATTGGATGACTTTGCTGAGCGTGTGTTAAAGCCTCGTATCAGCCAGTTGGCATCTTCCATTGATGCTGATGTGGCCAATGCGTACAAAACCATTGGTAACACCGTTGGTACACCTGGCACCACTCCTTCTACTTCTTTGGTCTTGCTCCAAGCCCAGCAGAAGTTGAATGAGAACGCAGCCGTGATGTCCCCACGTTACGCTACCGTAAACCCTGCTGCTAACGCTGGCTTGGTTGAAGGCATGAAAGGTCTGTTCAATCCTACAGACACTATCAGCAAGCAATTCAAGAACGGCATGATGGGCACTGGCGTGTTGGGCTTTGACGAGATCAACATGTCTCAGTCTATTAAGCAACACACCACTGGCTCGCGCGTTGCCACCGGCAACTCTGTGACCACCACTGTGTCTACTCAAGGCGCTACTAGCATTGCTTTGACCGTTGGCTCTGGCCTGACAGTTAAAGCTGGCGATGTGTTCACTGTTGCTGATTGCTTTGCTGTAAACCCACAAACCCGTGAATCCACTGGTTCGTTGTTCCAGTTTGTAGCTTTGGCCGATGCAACTGCTGTTAGCACTGCAATCGTTGTGACTGTTGCTGCCATCTACACCGCCGCCAATGCTTTGGCTACCGTTGACAGCTTCCCTACCTCTGGTAAGGCTGTTATATTTGTAGGCGCTGCATCTAGCCAGTACGCTCAAAACTTGGTCTACCACAAGGACGCCATCACCTTTGCAACTGCTGACTTGCTGTTGCCACAAGGTGTTGACATGGCTGCCCGCGCAGTCCACAACGGCATTTCTTTGCGTATCGTGCGTCAGTACGATATTAACAATGACCGTATGCCTTGCCGTATTGACGTTTTGTACGGTTTCAGCACGATCCGCCCACAAATGGGTTGCCGCATCTGGGGCTAATTTTGGAACCCCTTCGGGGGTTTCATTTCGTAACATCTTTTTAAGGAAATTATCATGGCATTACCTAATGGCGCTGGTGGCTACCAGCTTGGCGACGGCAACGTCGGTGAAGCACAACTGTTTGTTCAAGGCGCTCCTACGGCCCTGACTGTTGATGTAACTTTGACCGCAGCTCAATTGGCGAATGGTTTGTTTACCAGCGACTCTGCTGCCGACATCACTGCAACTTTGCCCACCGTGGCTTTGTTGGAAGCTGATGTCAGCAGCGCTGCTAAAATAAACGCAGCTTTTGAGTTTGCAATCGTGGTTGTCGATTCTGCTTATCAAGTCACTTTTGCCGCAGGCACGGGTTGGACTTTGGTTGGAAACATGGTTGCGCTGGAAAGCACATCCGCCCGTTTCCTCGCCCGTAAAACCGGCGAAGGCTCTTGGACTTTGTACCGTATTGCCTAAACTTAAATGGGGGCTTCGGCCCTCATTTTAAAAGGAAACATTATGACCTCTAATACCAAACCAATTGGCGTTGCTTTTGAAGACCAAGACATCATTGGGTCTAACTTTGTACTGGCTGGTGGCGAGTTGGGCTACACCGCAGAAGCAAGCGGCACAGTGACTCAATTGACAGACAAGTCCACAGGGGTAACTCTGAACAAATCTGCTGGTCAGATTACACTAAACGGCGCCTCTTTGGCAAACATCACAAACGTGTCATTCACTTTGACCAACAGCACAATCAGTGCCAAGGATGTTGTGATTTTAAGCGTTTCATCTGGTGCTACCGCTGGTGCATACAACTGCTGGATTTCTAGCAAAACCGCTGGAAGTTGCGTAATCACAATTCGCAACCTCTCGGGCGGTGCGCTGGCCGAGGCTTTTGTAATCAACTATGCTGTGATCCACGTTCTGTAAACCAAATGGGGGCTAATCACCCCCATTCTTAAATTATGAACATTACTCTAACTCACCCTGTTCATGGCGCCAAAATAGCAACCATGGATTTAGAGGCTGAAATGGATGAAAAAAATGGCTGGACTCGCTATAATCCAGACACGCCTTCTGAATCTGAAGCGGCTCCTGTAAACGTGCTGGAAGTTAAGCGCCGTAGAAAAGTGACTACTGAAGAGGTCTAAGCATGACAACGTACACCGCTGGCGAACAAATCAATCGGGCGCTTCGGCTCCTTGGCGTGCTTGCTGAAGGTGAAACGCCCTCTGCGGCTACGTCACAAGATGCCTTGATGGCATTAAATCAAATGATTGACAGCTGGAACACAGAACGTCTGTCAGTGTTCTCTACGCAAGATCAAATTTTCACATGGCCTGCGAGTTTTATTAGCCGCACCCTTGGCCCGTCTGGTGACTTTATAGGTCTTCGCCCTATCTTGCTTGACGATGCTACATACTTCAAAGCGGCAAATAACGTGTCGTATGGCATCAAAATGATTAACCAACAGCAGTACAACGGTATTGCTGTTAAGACCGTAACGTCTACTTATCCACAAGTGATGTGGGTCAACATGACGTTTCCTAACATTGAGATATATCTCTACCCACGCCCCACGCAGGACTTGGAGTTTCACTTTGTGTCGGTTCAAGAACTGAACAACCCTGCCAATTTGTCCACGGTGTTGTACTACCCGCCTGGCTATTTGCGTGCGTTTACATACAACTTGGCCATGGAGTTTGCTCCTGAGTTTGGCGTTGAGCCAAGCCCCCAAGTGCAACGCATTGCCATGACTTCTAAGCGTGACTTGAAGCGCATCAACAACCCAGATGATGTGATGGCACTGCCTTACGCATTGGTGGCCAACCGCCAGCGTTTCAACATCTATGCCGGTAACTATTGATGAAGACGCCGATTCTTGGCTCTACTTATGTAGCGCGGTCTGTCAACGCGGCAGACGCTCGGATGGTCAATCTGTTTCCCGAGATTGTTCCAGAGGCCGGTAAAGAGCCCGCGTTTCTGAACCGCGCCCCCGGCCTGAAGTTACTTAACACCATTGGTACTGGCCCGATCCGTGGCCTATGGGCATTCTCATCTAACGACAGCTTTGCTTTTGTGGTGTCAGGCACACAGCTGTACAAGATCAACACTGCCTATACGGCTACACTAATTGGCACAGTAATTGGTACGGGGCCAGTTAGCATGGCTGACAATGGCACGCAGTTGTTCATTGCGGCTAATGGCCCTAGCTACATCTACAACAACACCACAAACGCTTTTGGCCAAATCACTGACCCTGATTTTCCAGGCGCTGTAACTGTTTGCTATCTGGACGGTTACTTTGTATTCAATCAGCCAAACAGCCAGTTAATGTGGGTGACACAGCTACTGGACGGTACGTCCATTGACCCGCTAGAGTTTGTCAGCACCGAAGGCTCACCTGATGGTCTACTGGCCGTAACGTCTAACTTCCGCGAGGTGTGGGCGTTTGGCACAAACTCAATTGAAGTTTGGTACGACGCTGGCGCCACAGACTTCCCCCTACAACGAATTCAAGGCGCGTTTAACGAATTAGGGTGCGCTGCCCCTTACTCAATAGCCAAAATGGACAACGGCCTGTTCTGGCTTGGCCGTGACCGCCGTGGGCAAGGTATTGTCTACCGCGCTAATGGCTACACTGGCGTGCGCATTTCCACGCACGCTGTTGAGTGGCAGATTCAACAGTACGCTGACTTGTCGGACGCCATTGGCTACACATACCAGCAAGACGGCCACAGCTTTTATGTTCTGGTTTTCCCTAGTGCCAATACGACATGGGTTTATGACGCGGCGACACAAGCGTGGCATGAGCGTGCAGGATTTTTAAATGGCGTGTTTACCCGTCATCGCGGTAACTGCCAAATGGCTTTTAACAACAAAATTGTTATTGGCGACTTTGACAATGGCAATGTCTATGCGTTTGATTTAGACGACTATTCAGACAACGGCAGCATTCAAAAGTGGTTACGCACGTGGCGTGCGTTGCCTACTGGCACTAACACTTTAAAGCGCACAACCCAGCATACATTGCAACTTGATTGCGAGTCTGGAATTGGCTTAACTGGTTCAATGATTGCTGAAACCATATATCTTCAAACTGAAGATGGTGATTATTTAATTACCGAAAGCGGCGATTATTTAATAAGCGATGACACAACGCTTATTACGCAAGGTAGCGATCCTCAAGTCATGCTCCGTTTTTCAGATGACGGCGGCCACACATGGTCAAACGAGCATTGGAAGTCCATGGGGAAAATTGGCGAGTATTACAGGCGTGTAATTTGGCGGCGTTTGGGTATGACCGTCAAATTGCGGGATCGCGTCTACGAAGTGTCTGGCACTGATCCTATAAAGATTGCCATCATGGGTGCAGAACTTATTCTGGATCCAACGAATGCGTAGTCCTAACGCTACGCCAACGCCAATCACGCCGCCGCGAGTGCCGCTGATTGATCCTCGCACGGGTTTAATTGACCGTGCTTGGTATATGTTCTTTCTGTCGTTGTTTGACGCGTCTATAGTTGTGGATGAGGGTGACCTTGTACCAAATGCTACATCTTTGATCGCGTCTTACGACGCCGCCCTTCAAACGGTTAATCAAGATTTACAAACATTACCTTCAACTTCTGTTTTAACTTCGCAAATTGCGGAATTGCAAAAACAAATCCAAAATCTTGAAATACAGCCTGTTGTAGATACCGCTTCACTACAGCTTTTAATTTCAAGTTTATTTACTGCGCCAGTAACTGTAACTGCTGATTTTACAGTTGGCTCTAGCTCATGGTATATCAACAATAAGTCTGGATCGACTTGTGTAGTGACATTACCCACCCCGTCTTCATACGTTGGTAGGCAAATTACAATTAAAAATATGCAGGCTCAGTTGGTTGACTCGGCCTCAAGCAATGTTGTGCCAATTGACAGTACAGTAGCTGGCACAGCAATCCTCTTGGCAGTTGTAGGAAATTGGGTGACAATGGTGTCTGACGGCACAAATTGGGTCATTATGCAACGCGCCGCTAATAACTGCCTCTTACTGGAGTAAACCATGACAGTCACCGTCAAAGTCCTCGTACCGGCAAAGTTTGCCGAAAACGCGCAAACAACTCAATACACCGCTATTGGCGTTACTGCCATCATCGACAAGTTCACAGCCACTAACATTACCGCTACAGCGGCTACGATTTCTGTGAACTTGGTTACATTGGCAGGCGCTGCGGGCAACACCAACTTGATCACTAAAACCAAGACCTTGCAGGCATCTGAGGTTTACACGTTTCCTGAATTGGTTGGCCAAGTGCTTGGCGCAGGCGACTTTATCAGTACAATTGCAGGCACAGCCAGCGCAATCAACATCCGCGTTTCTGGGCGTGAGGTGACCTAATGATTGAACACCACTTTAGTGCGGGTGTATACGCCAAAGAAACACGCATTCCTGCGGGGCATATTCTTGTGCAACATAGGCATAAATTCGATCATTTGTCGATCCTTGCCAGTGGTTCAATTGAGTTAATGGTTGACGATGAGCGCAAAATTATTCACGCGCCAGCCTGTTTGACTATTGAAGCAAATAAACATCATGGCGTAAAATCGCTTACAGATGTTGTGTGGTACTGCATTCATGCAACAGAATGCACTGATATGGATGAAATTGACGAAGTTTTAATTGTGCCAAGCAATGTTGCGCAAGCACAAGAATTGGCCCAGTGCCTACAGGAGAATTAATATGCCATGGATGATACCCGCTGCAATTTTTGGAAGTGCTTTACTTGGCTCTCGTTCAGCAAGTAAGGCAGGCGATGTGCAAGTTGCCGCAGCAGACCGCGCTGCTGAACTTCAAGCAGAACAATTTCGACAAACACGCGAAGATCAAGCGCCCTATCGTACGGCGGGCTATAACGCGTTAGCTGAAATGCAACGCACGGCGGGTAATGTGCCTGGCGCGTTTAAGTTTGGTGCAGGCGATTATCAAGCTGACCCAGGCTACGCATTTCGTTTGTCTGAAGGTCAAAAAGCGCTTGATCGTCAGGCCGCTGCTCGTGGTGGTTTGATTTCTGGCGGTGCTTTAAAAGCCGCACAGCGTTTTGGTCAAGAAATGGGATCGCAAGAATTTGGTAACGCTTACAACCGCGCTTTAACGGGCTACAACACTGGCGTGGCCAGCGAAAATCAGTTGTACAACCGTCAAGCAGGGATGGCCGGCATCGGTCAAACTGCTACTAATTTAGTCGGTCAAGCTGGCCAAAATTATGCAACCAGTGCAGGCAACTTAATGACTGGCGCTGGCGCAGCTCAAGCAGCGGGCCAAGTGGGCGCAACTAATGCAATTACTGGCGGTGTGGGTACTTATTTAAATTATGGCCAAAATCAAGCACAAAACTCATTGTTGCAACAAGTTTTACAAAATCGCGGTAGTAGTTATTTAACCGAACCATACCCTGGATATAACGCAGCTATTGGTTTAGGGAGATAAACATGGCACTTGATCCAAACATTGCCCTTGGCGTTCGGCCATTACAACTTGAGATGCCCAATCCGTTGGCGCAGTACGGCCAGATTGCTGCTATTCAAAACGCGCAAAACCAAAATCAATTAGCGCAGTATCAACTTGGCGCTGCTCAACGCGCTGAAGCAACGCAAAATGTGTTAGCTAATGCTTATAGTCAATCTATTGACCCTGATACCGGCACAATCAATTACAACAAATTGACCGGTCTTTTGGCAAAAGGCGGTGGCGGGTCACAAATTCCAGGCATTGAAAAAACACGCCGAGAAATTGAAGCTGCTACGCTTACCGCCAAAAAAACCCAAGGTGAAATTGAAAAAGACCAATTTAAGTTGACTCAAGACAAACTTAATTATGGATTGAAGTCTTTAGGTGATTCGCCAACACCACAAGATGCAATTAAAAAACTCAATGATGGTGTTACAAAAGGTTATTTTGATTTTTCTACTGCAGCCGCAGAAGCACAGAAACTTCAAAGCATGACTCCAGAGCAATATAGAGAATACCGAATTGAAAAAGTTTTGGGCCTTGTGGACGCTAAAGACAAACTTGGTTTTATGTTGCCAAAAACACGCGATAGAGACATTGGTGGTCAAATTCAAACCATCCAAGACAATCCAAGATTGCCAGGCTACGGTATGCCAATTTCTGGCGGGGCCGTATCCAAAACCCAAACATTTGCTGACCTTACTGCGGCAAGACAAGCAACAACCTCTGCTGGCCAACTTAATTTGGCACAACAAAAGTTTGCGTTTGAGCAAGCTAACCCTGGCTTTGAACTTAAAGAAGCTGAAGACGGCTCAATTGTTGGTGTCAACAAACGCACATTGCAAGCCTTCCCTGTTACGGTTGGTGGTGCTGCACCAGCTGCTGCGCCAATGGCACAAACTGGTATGCCAGGCGCTCGGTTGCCTGCGCCTACTAGCCAAGCTATCCCTGGCATGACTAGCGTGTTGGATCAGCAGGCGCCGGCAGCGGCTCCTGCGGGTGGTGTGCCATTGATGGGCAAAGGGACGGCTATGACCGAAACCCAAAGCAATGCAGCCATGTTTGGCGGTGCAATGGCACAAGCGCAAAACACAATCAAACAATTAGAAAAGTCAGGAACTGTTAAGAATGCAGTTGTGCCAGGCTTGCTAACTGGATTGGCTCAAATGGTTCCATTTGGTGTTGGAGATGGCATTGGAAATGTTATTCAATCAACATTTAATGCAGACCCAACTGGTTTAATTGGCCCGAACGCAGCGCAACAAAAACTAGCGCAATCACAATTGGCTTTTGCTACTGCTTATTTGCGCAAAACTTCAGGCGCGGCTTTTGGAGCATCTGAAATATCCAACACAATTAAAGAGTTTTTTCCTTTAATTGGCGAAGGAGAAAAAGTAATTGCACAAAAAGCCGCTGCTAGAGAACGTGCTGTTGAAGGTATGAAAATTTCTACCAATAAAGAAGGTAGAAAATACATTGAAGGTTATGGCGGTGGAGGCGCACCCGCTGCCGCAGGCGGTGGTGGTATACCTAACGCAACACCAACCAATCCATTAGGGCTGAATGTACCTGGAGTCAGATAATGGCTACTCTTGCAGAATTTCGCGCACAGTATCCACAATATGACGCCGTGCCAGACCTTGCTCTGGCCGACTCATTGCATGAAAAGTTTTATGCAAAGATTCCCAAAATGGACTTTTACAAGACCATTGGTTTGGGTTCTGCTGCGTCAATACCAGGCGCTGAAAATGTTGTGACTGGTGTTAAGCCACCAGAAGTGTCTATGCGTGACCGCATCATGGGTGTGATTGAAACCCCATTAGCGCTTGGCGCTACCTTGGCCGGCGGTGCTATTGCACCTATTGTTGGTATTGCTGGCACTTTGGCCAGTGGCAAATACGGCACTCAAGAAGGCATTCGCGCTGGCGAACAAGCCATGAAAGCTGTGCAATATCAGCCGCGCACACAGACGGCCAGAGAAGCCTTGGGCGCTGTTGGTGAGTTCTTGCAACCAGTCACTAGCGCTTTACCACCAACACTTGGCGCAGCTGGTACAACATTAAACGCTCTGGCTCCTGCAACCTTGATGCAAGTTGGCGCACTTGCTCGCCCTGTTGTAAGCCAAACGGTTACACCAGTGCAAAATGCTTTGGCTAAAGTAATGACACGCGAACAACAGCCTGCTATGGTTGGCATGGGCGCTGCCACCACTGATGAAGCCTTAAAGCGCCAAGAGCGCTTAAGCCGCCTTAACATCCCTGCTACAGCTGGTGAGCGCACTCAAAACTTAGCACAACAGCAATTTGAAGCAGATGTTGCCCGTGGTGTAGTAACTGGCATTTCTGAAGAAGCCAAAACCAAACTAACCGAGCAAATGGGTGGCTTTAAAGCAAATCAACAAAAAGCCATTGTGCGGAACTTTGAGCGCATGACTAATGAGGTGGGCGCTGAAGTGGCTGATCCAACTCAGATGCGTGCCGTTGGCAAGATTGTTGACAAGGCGCTTAATGATGAGTACACCAAAAAGTATGACGCATACAAATCACTGTATGCCAAAGCAGACATTGCTGGCGAAACATTAGAGCCAGTCAACTATCAAACTTTGCTTGAATACATTAACACCAAAACGCCAACAGCCCGTAAAACATTAGATCCCATTTTGGATTCAGTGGCCGAAGCCTTGGCCATGAATGACCCACAAAATACTGGAAACATTACGGTTCGAGCGTTAGAAGACATTTATCAACAAATTGGTAAAGTTAAAAACTCCGCAAGCGCACCAGAAATGAAACAGCTTATTACCCAAATGGGTGAAGGTGCTGGCGGTGAGTTGTATCAAAAAGCAAGAGCAGCTAGAGAGCAGTTGGCCAAAGAGTTTGAAGATGTCAGACGTGTAGACAAGTTGCTTGGCACAAAGGCTGGCTACGCTGACCGCCAAGTGGCGCTTGATGATGTGTTTAAATATGTGGTGCTTGATGGCTCATTGGAAGAAATGCGCACAGTCACCAGATTGCTTAAAAAAGGCGGCAAACAGGGTGAGCAGGCTTATGCAGAATTAAAAGGCCAAACAATTCAAGAAATGAAAGATTTGTTAACTAAGAGTGATCAGCCGTCTTTTAGAAACCTTAACACCCTTGTCAATCAACTTGATGCCGAAGATAAATTGGTTTATATGTTTGGCAAAAAAGGGCGCGATGAAATTATAGATTTGCGCGATGCCGTCAAAGATGTCATTGTTAAACAGCCTGGCGCTGTGAACTACAGCAACACCTCTGGCGCTGTCTTGCGTGGCCTTGAGGCTTTGCAAGCAATAAGGTTTCCAGGCGCCAAACAAGCTGCTGAACTTGCTCGTACCAGCGAAATAACTGGCAAGGTTCAAGAAGCACTTAAACAACCAAACCAGTTAGCGCCAAAAGGTGCAAACAAAAACGCTTTGAACAATAAGCCAGTCAAGATTGATTTAAAAGGCATGGCCGAATAATGGACTCCCAAGTTCTTTTTAACATTGCGGTAAGTTTGGCGGGGTTTTTAGGTGGTTGGATATTGAACAACATTTACCGATCACTTGAGCGTTTGGACACAGACGTTCGGGCGATGCCTTTGAACTACGTCACGCGGGACGACTACCGCGCTGACATGCGTGAAGTTAAAGAAATGCTCGGTAAAATTTTTGACAAACTGGACAATAAAGTAGACAAATGAATGCGCTGGCTCCTACTCTTACTGCTGTTAGGGCTAGTTGGAGCCGTGGCCAAAAATGGCTGCTACGTCCGCGAATTCTATGGAATAGCTTACACAGTCCACGATCCTACACAGCGGCACAAAGAAATGATGGCTTGGCTGGATCAAAACGCAAGTCATTGCAAATCATCGGATTACACAGTTATCTGGAACAATTTGTCCGAGTGGGCGGGGGCGTCGGACTCTACGTGGCTTAGGGCAAAGATAGTCCATGGATATAAGGACGCGCTTGAACGGGAAAAGAAATGATTATCCCAAGCAAGTGGTATCCGATGGTTCAACCAAGATACGATTTTCAAAAAATTGTTTTTGACAAAGCTGTTGAAAAGGTAGATGAAGATTACAGGCTTGCAATAAAAGCGCGTAAGGTTGAATTGGCAAGAGCAGAATTAGAAGTGGAACTGTATAACAAAAAGGCTAGGGTCAACCAGTTAGAGTTGGCGATGTTTAAAAATCGTAGACTAGATTTATACGCATAAGGATTTACATGGTTACAGCAAAAAAGCCTCCAGCCAAGGTAGCGCCAGTTAAGCGGCGCACACCTAAGCCTAAAGCCGAACAGACAATCAACGTGTCTGTTGCCGCGCCACCGCCTGTTAAAGCAGAAACCAAAAAAGACGACAGCGCCCTTGGAAAAGTCATTGGTTTGATTGAGTGGGTTGACAATCCATTTAAGCTGTTTACGGTCATCCTGTTATCGTTCTTGGCGTTTGCTGGTTACTTTGCTTGGGACTCCCGTCAGGTCATCCTTCACGCCATCACTACACAAGACAAGATGCCACAGTTGGCAAAGCAGGAAAACTTGCTTGCCCCCGCCCGTAGTTTAATGAAAGATGTGGATGGCTTAGTTGTGCTGATTCACAAAGCTAATTTGGCAACCAACAGCCGCACCACCGTATTGGCTTTAAACGCTGACGGCTCACGGGAAAAAGCTATTGAAGGCTCTGTTACTTCATTGTTTAATGCGTCGTCAGACCGAAATGGTGCAATGGTTGCCATGCTCAATGGTGAGGTTATGTGTGAAGAATTTAAACCATCATCCAAAGTTGGTGAATGGGGCGCAAAACAAGGCGTGAAGTTTATGTGCCGTGGATCTATCCCCCCAGATATGGGTAAGTTTGCGGGGTATGTAGCCATTGGTTTTAAAGACAAGCCAGAGGATATTGCGGCGTTAAAAACCCGTATAAACTTGGCTGCAACTGATATGTCGGAGGATTGATTATGTTTGAAGTATTTGGTGGAATATTGGGCGGAGCGCTAGGTGGTATTTTTCGCTTGGCTCCCGAGGTGCTGAAGTTCTTTGATAAAAAGAACGAACGATCACACGAGATGCTTATGTTTGCCCGCCAGTGTGAACTAGAGCAAATCAGAGGTCAGATGAAGCTGGCTGAGATTGGGGCACAACGGGAGGCAGCAGTTGATGTAGGGGTCATGGACGCCTTCAACGCCGCGATTGAACAACAAGCCGCAATGGTCAAAGCCGCTGGTGGATGGGCGGCTAGTTTGTCTGCGTCAGTTCGCCCTGTCGTTACATACTGGATTCTTTTGGTTTGGTCTTTTGTGCATTTGTGGTTTGGTTGGAACTCATGGGTTGCAGGCGCTGCCCCCATGGAAGTCTTTAAGATGATGATGTCGCCTGACTTCTCAGCACTCTTGGCTGGAACAATTAACTATTGGTTCCTCGATAGAACTTTGAAACAGCGCGGGCTATGAACTTAGAACTGGCCGCTGCGCTGTGCCGTCAGTTTGAGGGCTATCGAGCCAAGCCGTACCTTTGTCCAGCCAACGTGGCTACGATTGGGTACGGTTCAACTTACTACGCTGACGGAAAAAAAGTAACCCTTGAAGACGCGCCGATGGATGAACCCACGGCGCGGGCGCTTTTGATGATTGAGCTTGAGCATACGTACCTGCCCGGCGTTTTGCGCAACTGCCCAATTTTGGCAACTGATGAACGCAAGTGCAACGCCATCGTAGACTTTTGCTACAACCTAGGGACAGGCCGACTTCAAACTTCAACCCTCAAGCGCAAAATCAACGCCCAAGATTGGGAAGGCGCTAAAGAGCAATTGATGCTTTGGAATAAGGGCGGCGGCAAAGTTCTGGCGGGGTTAACCAAGCGCAGACAAGCCGAATGCGCCCTTATTCTTTAACTAACGCCCTGTAAGCCTCAATGGCTGTTTTAAGATCGCATTGCAGCTGCTGAATAATGTCGTCCTGTTCGCACAGTTTGACGTAAGACTCGCCAGCAAAGTCAACCAGGCTTTCGCGCTCCCAAATGTCAAACTTGGGCATTTGAATTTGGCGCTTGCGCCAGCCGCTTTGGTTAGTCATGTGCTTTTTTCCTTGATGTCGTAAAACCAATCATCACCAGCAGACCACTTGCGTGTGCCGTCCACAGTCCACAGGCGCTGCGCCGCTTGGAAGTCAGGAAACTTTGTCTCAGCAGGGATTAGGCTCTGGTCATACCACAGGCATCGGTTGTTTGGCTGACAAGCAAACTGGCCGTTGTCAAGGGCAATCCAATTAAAAGACTTGTGTTCCTCGGCCTGCTCGGTAAACCCTGTGTCTAAGTCCATGCCGTCAGCGCAGAAGTCCACCGTAAACAAGTAACGCCCAAAGTGCCATTCTTTGTCTTTGCCCAAGAATTTCACTTCAAGGTTACGCAGGCCAATCTTTTCAATGACCGTAAAGCGGTAGCCCATGCAGTCCCACAATTGAAGCGTGTCAATCGGCAGATTGCCTGCGTCTTTGTGCCAGACATAGGCGTGGATGGGTAGCTTGTCATACAAGGCGCCATATGCAGGCAATAGACTTTCAATGCGGAATACTTGGCCGCGCAGGGCTTTAAGGCTTACCCAGATCGCAGGCTCCAGTTCGTTGTGACCTTTGTGATCGTTGTACAAAAATTCGCGCTTAACAAAGCATTTCATGGGCGGCAGTGATGCCACAATGTAACTCATGTGTTTTTCTCCTTGAGTTTGGCTTCAATGGCTCTGGCAAATTCAATCAAGTCAAGGCTGTATGAATTTTCCACTATGTCTTGATTTTTCAAAATCTCCTCATCCGTCAGACCCTTCCAAGTGCGAACGTATTCTTGGATGTCGTCGTCGTCAGTCATTGGGTTCTCTCTTTGAAGGTGCATCTAGTTCACGGCGGTAATACTTGGCCGGCATCTTGGCGTTCTTATCTAGTTGCTTGCGCAGCCAGTCAGCACCGCCAAGTTCTTGCAAAATCATCCAATGCCTGTCAGACATTCGGACTTGTCGGCCTAGTAGGGGTTCGGGTGGTTTGGGGCGAGGCATTTACCTGACTCTCCTTAATGGCATATCCATAACGCGCTCTGGCGGTGGGGGCGGCATGTGTTCGGATGGCGGTGTCCAACCGTGCTTACGCCAAAGCGCCTGCACGTCTGAGCCAGATTCCCATTTAAAGTCTTTAATTGGCATAGACGGGTAGCTAATTTTTGAATGTGGTGGTTTTTCTATCATGGTTGTATTGCTCCTTTAAATGATTTTTCTAGTTCAGCCAAGCCATCTACGCGCTTGCCATTGATAAAAATATGGGGTAAGTCAGGGCTAGACTCCATGTCCATCTCAACATAGTTAATGTTTTTAGCCCTCAAAAACTGTTTGACTTCTGTGCATTTAGGGCACAAACGCTTGGTGTGGATTACCACTTCTAATTCTATTTCTTGCCCTAGTCGTTGCACTTCACGCATGGCGTTCTCACGCGATATGCGTTCAAACTCGTCATCTTCATCTGTGCGGATCATGCCTGTCTCCTAAAAAGGGATTTGATCCCATTCCCAGTGTTCGCACTCAACCGTGCCGGTAATCCACTCTAGCGGTGGCTTTGCTCCAAACTGCTTACACATGCCTGTCTCAAAGTTGTTGCACTGTCTGCAATTTACTTGTATCAAATTTATTTGTTTGACCTGGCTGTCCAAATGTCTCTTGACTGCGTTGAGTTCTATTAAATTCATATTCTTTTACCTCTGTATATTTTCCATTTTTGCGGGTTGCAATTCTGACTGGCTTATAAAGTAAACTTGCCCAATCAATTGCTTCTTCAGTGTTTGATGGCATTGTTGTTGGATCTCTGCGCAGCCACCAGTCTTGCGCCTTCTGCTTGGGGTAGCCAACGTGGTTAAAGCAGACCCACTCACTGGCCACACGCAGCAGGCCGCTGTAGTAGTCAACCCTCATGCTGTCTGGCTTGCCTTCTTTCCTGTGCATGGCGTAACCCACCTTAGTAATGTCATGCCAGACCAGTTCGGCCATGGTTGTCTGGCTTGACAACAGCGCAGCATAAGAAACCTTGGCGTCCATTGGCTTGGCTTCTTCTTCTCTGATCTGGGCGCCACAGTGGACACACACAAGCGCAGCTGGTGCGTTGCGTTCACCGCAGTCTGGGCAGATGCTGTAAGGCGCCTCTTGGGGGCCAGACCTTTTCTTAGCCCTGCCTTGGATGGTGTCCACCGGCCCCAAACGCTCAACGGTGTCGGTAAAGTCAAGCACTAAACAATCAGTCTTACCGTCTGCAATGCGTGTGCCCCTACCCATACCCTGCACATAAAGCACGGGCGACTTGGTGGGCCTGCACCAAACAATGCAATCCACATCTGGCACATCAAAGCCAACTGAAAGCGCTAGCACGGTAACCAGGCAGTGAATCTGATGGCTCTTGAACTGGCGAATCAGGTCTTCGCGTTCTTGCTTGGGTGTCTCGCCACACACAACGGCGCTCACAATGCCAAGCGCGTTCAGCTTGTCAGACAGGCTTTCGGCGTTGGCGACACTCGGTGTAAAAGCGATCCATTTCTTGCGCTCTGAAGCGATTCTGGTGGCTTCTATGGCCACTTTGGCTAGGTATTTCTCAACCTCGCGGGATAGTTCGCCAACCTTGTAGTCACCGTTGGAGATGCCAACATGGCTAGCATCGATGCGTGTCTCAATGCGCTCGGTAGGTGGAACCAGTGGGGCAATGAACTTGGCATCAAGCAACTCACGCATGGACACTCGGCTTGCAATGCCAGTAAACAGCGGATCGTCGCCGTCAGTCAGCCAAACTTGATTGCCCCTGAATGGCGTGGCCGTCATGCCAACTATGCGAAATTTGCATAACTCTGCAAGTTTAGACAGAAACGTGCGGTACATGCCTGCGTCGTTTGCCTTCTGGCTCACCAGATGAGCCTCGTCAATGATCACGGCTTTGATGTTGCCAAGCAAGTGCGCGGCTTTATGGATGCTGCCAATGGTGGCCACAATCACGTCGGCGTTGTACTTCTTGGTTCCTAGGCTTGCGCTGACGTAGCCCACGCTAATGGTGTGAGGTAACAGCGCCCTGAGTTTGGCCGCATTCTGCTCGGCCAGTTCCTTAGAAGGAACTAGCACCACAGTGCGCGGGTGAAACTCTGGCCACTGATCCCACATCTGGCGCACAATCTCAGCGCAGATCACCGACTTGCCTGCGGCAGTGGGCAAAACAAGCAAGGGAATGTCGGCATCCCCCTGGTGCTTTGTCCACCAACCAAACAACTCGGTAACTGCGCGGGACTGATACTCACGCAAGATCACGTTCGCGCTCCTCAAGCATCTTGTCAGCCATGGCGTAAGCGTTTTCTACAGCCGACTTTCGGTCACCATCGGCAAGCAAACCAGTCAAAGCAGCTGCGGCAAAGTAATCTCTAAGCGTAATTTCTTGTATTGATGGCGTGTTCATACAAACCTTGCGTTATTTTTTTTACGCAGATCCAAAGCAAATTCGTCCACCAAGGCGGTCTTGTCTGCGCAGGCATGGATCTCAGCGCTGCTGATGTAATCAGGGTTAACGGCAGGGTCACCGTTGACAAACTGCTTGCCGTCTAGCGTTTTGTAAATCAGTCCATTATCTTGGGTCAAGTCAACGGGACTGGCCGTCTTGGCCAACAAAATGGGAATGTACTGGTGTTTTCCACAAGCCTTGCGTTGCTGGTCTGTGGTTAAGTCCGTGCCAAGCGATGCGCATGACCACCGGCCTTGGCCATCCATCTCTGGCGTGACATGCACACATGACCGGCAAGTTGTTGCCGGCACGTCAGTGCCATGGCAAATAGCCTGGTAATCACAAAACTTGCACTCAAACCATGTTGGATCTGTAGACACGCCAACGGGAGGTTCCACACTGGTGATCACCGCCATGGCCTTGTCAATCAGTGCCTGCGCTTCGGCTTTGTCAAACTCCAAGCGCTCGGTGTAAATGTCATCGTTGTCTTTGTTCACCACAAAGTACAGCGCACGTTGGCAGCCATCTTCCCCAAACTGATCAATTGACCACTTCATGTATATTTGCATCTGCGCGTAATGTTCGGGCTTGGACTTCTTTACGCCATTTTTTTGCATGTCTTTGAACATCTTGTCAGATGCTGTCTTTATCTCCAGTAGATGCGGAGACTTTGGCGCCTGCGGCAAACCAGTGATGATGCCGTCAGCATTGCCTTGGAAGTGGTGGCCAGTTGTGCTTTCGCTGAATGACCACTGCTTGCCGGTGACAGGGTTGATTTGGTAGACCGTGCAGCCAATGCTAGACAAGTCAGCATAGACCCTTGGCTCTTGTAAGTGGCCAGACTGAAACACTCGGTACAGGCGGCCAGAGAACTGCGCGGGCTTAGACCACCGGAACGAGTACCAGTGCTGGCGCAGGCAGGGCTTACCAATGGCAGAGGCGCCAAGGTAAGGGCGCTGGGCTTCCGCGCCAAACTTTGCCTTGTAATGGGCAAAGATGGCATCGGCCACAGGATCAGTAACTGATTGTGGAAGTAAAGCCATTATTTGCGTGCCCAGGCGGGTGCTTTGGACTTGGCGGCTTCTTGCTCGGCGGTTGGCCATGCAGGGGTGTCGGCCACAGGCGGTGGTGTGTACGCTGGTGCAGCTGGTGCGCTGATACCACCACCGGCAGACTCATAGCCCTTGATGTTGTTGCTGGCCTTGTATATGCCTTGGGCTTCGCGCACGGTCACGCTGATGCGCACTGGCTTAAAGTGCAGGGCGGCAGTGTCAAGCAACTTGATCACGTTAACCGCATGGCAAAGCGCAGACAACTGGCTTTGAGCAATGCGCTGTGTGTCTTCGTTGCTGTGGCGAATGTTAAGGTTCTCCCATACACGGCGGCCTTTGAACTGGCCATCAATGATTTCAAAGGTCAGCTTCAAGCCTTCGCCATTGCCAGACTTCAATGGTTGCACATCGGACTCTGTGATGTGTGCCAGGTATGTGCCGGCAGGCAGTGGGCCTGTAGATGCTTGGGGGGCGACGGTAGATGCGTCAAAATTAAACTGAGCCATGATAAATTTCCTAAAAAGTTAAGTTACGAACTGGGGTGATCAAGACTGCGCCACGGTGAGCGCTGCTTGGAATGCCGTCCAGTCAAGCGGCATATTCTGAAGGCCAAAGCGGTTACCACCGCAGTGAGCCGGATGGGGTTCAACGTGCAAGATGCGCTCGCCAGTTGTTGTGGCCTTGGTTTCTTTCTTAGAAAACCCTGCGTCAGTCTTGCTGGTGAAGATGCGGTAACCTGCGTAGCCAATAACGTCAGCCCATTCTTGAACTAAGCCTGCGGCCTTGTCGTGCAGTTTCAGGACATGGCTGTCATAGCCCTCGGTCAGCGGGTCTTCAATGCGCTTGATCTTGTCGTGAGCAATTAGGATGATGCCCATGCCCTTGGCAGAGCGTAAGACCTCAAGGCCAGACAGAAGGTTACGCCACTCTTCGGCGGCGGCCACATAGCCCTTACCAAAGCCTGGCTGCTCAATGTTCTTCCAGTTGTTTTGCTTGCACACATGCTCTTGGATCATGGGTTCTAGCCAGTCAAGCGAGTCAATGAACAAGGTCTGGAAGTCATGGTCTTGGTTGATCAGCGTGTCAATGGCTGCGTAAACCTCGGCCAAGCTAGAAGCCAGCGGGAAAGCGTTTGCGTCTACCGCATCGGCGCCGTCTTCGGTCAGGATGCCAATGGCATTAGGCGCCATGGCAGCAAAGGTTGTCTTGCCAATCTTGCCTTGGCCAACCACAACAATCTTGGGGGCGCGAACACGTTTGGTTTTGGAAATAGAGGATAGATCAAAGGCCATGTTAGTCTTTCAGTTCAATGGATGGTTTTGCGGGTTTGCTTGTGATGAACACGGCAGCCTTGTTGTAGCCAGCGGGGTCAATGTCTGCGAGGGTGCGAAGGTAGGCCAAATTGACCTCGGCCTTCCAGCGGAATGCGTTCTTGGCGTTGGTTGGCAAGTCTTCGTAGTCAGCGGCCAACTGGTCAGTGTTCACCGTTCGGTTAAGTTTCCAAGTGATCGTAAACTCTTCGTCGTTATGTGTGCCTTCGTTGCTTTCGGGCTTGGCAAACTGGTCTGTGATCAGACCCTCAATGCGCAGGCGCTCGGCCTTGGCTTCGGTTTCGGCCTGCTTGGCCATGCGAAGCTGTGCTGCCAGTTCAGAAATCGTCATTTTTATAGTCCTCAAGTGCGGTAGTTGTGATGTGGTCTACAAGGCCCTGCAAAAGCAAGTGGCCAATGTCAATGTCAGTACCTCTGATGTAGGCGCTGACCAATTCCATAGTTTCGGGGTAGTCAGGCTCATTGGATAAGCCATGGCTGTCAAGTGAGCCAATTTCTTCAGGGATGTATTCCAAGTGGCAAACCAAATCGACACCTTCAAGTTCGCACTCAAACTCAATAATTCCTTGGGGGCAGGCGGGTGTGGGGTTCATGTTGACCACCATGCAACCAGTAAGGCGGCCAAGCTGATGCCAATGGCAAGGGCTGTAAGAAGATCAAGCCCTGCTTGTGCGCGGGCGGTAAGCCTGGCGTTCTTGACTTCGGGGTAGTGGAAATGTTTGTGGTGTTTCATGTTGTGCTTTCGGGGGCCGAAGCCCCGTTTGGTTTAGTTTGAGAAATCGTTGCTGGCAATTGATTTTTTGGCATCTTTCAGTCTGGCAAATGTCCAGCGGAAATTGCCATCAACATAAATTTCCCAACTGGATGACAATGTGTTGCAGCGGAAACCATAGTCCTGAACACGAACGATGGTGATGTTGCCTTGAGTAAAAACTGTTTTGCGGTTCATGTTGTTTACTCCTTAGATGCGTGAAGGTTGTGTGCCAACCAATTTGCCATCCATAATTTCAAACATGATGGTCTTGGCAATGTTGAGGCTTTGACGGGCGCGTTCTGTATCGCCATGAGCCATCAATTCTTGTGCATCTGACATCAAGCCAGCGACTACCATGTTGCCACCAGTAAATTGGTATGTGATGGATTCTTTAACTGACTCAATATAAGAGTCAATATCAGCAAAACCATACATTGATTCGTTGCGGCTAGTTTGTGTTGCGTTTGTCATTTCGTTTCCTTTGGCCTTTCGGCGTGATACCAAGAACAATTTCGTTGGCATGGGTGAATTATCTAGCATCTTGCTAGGTATCGTCAAGCGTTTTGCTAGAAATATTTAAATTATTTGTGTAGGTGCTTTCCCTAATGCGTGTTTGTTCAAGCAATCTGCTAGACTTTGCGTCCTATGAACACACAAATACCACCAGATGAGCGCCGACAACTGGCAGAAAAAGTTGGCATCAATGAACAGTATCTCTACCAGTGCCTGACGGGCCGGCGGGAGATGTCAGCTTGGGAGGCTGTTCGGGTAGAGCAACAGACCGAAGGGCGTGTCACTCGGCAGATGGTGTGCCAGGGGAGTTGGCAGTCCATTTGGCCAGAACTTTTGGAGGCCAAGGCATGAGCAACTTAACTTCTATTTTCCCCAACGGCTTCGCGGCAGCCACAGAAAGCCAAGACTTGATCAACCCAGAGGAAGGGTTTCGCAGGCACTGTGAGGCTGCGGGCCTTGTGATCAAAGACCAGATCGTGGCAGACGGTGAGATTCACAGGGTGGCTCACATTTCATCCAAGAAGGGTGCATTGGATGGTTGGTACATCTTGCACACCAGTGGCAAAGTGCCTGTGGGCATTGCAGGCTGTTGGAAAGAGCCAGTGTTTGAGAGCAAATGGGTGGCAGATACTGGCAGGCAAATGTCGTTTACTGAGCGCTTTGAGCATGATAAGTGGATAGCAGATGTCAAGGCCAAGAAGGAGGCTGACAGGATAGCCTCGCAAGCGGTGGCAGCCGAGCGTGCAGAGGATGAGGTTGGAACGTATGCAGATGCGTCTGATGACCATCCATACCTTGTGAGGAAGCACATTGGCGCCCACGGCATCAAGATTGATCGTGCGGGCAGACTGGTTGTGCCTGTGATCAACCAAGCGGGGGAGATTTTGAGTTACCAGACCATTGATGCAGATGGCAACAAGCGTTTCTTGAAGGGTGGCAAGATTGAGGGTGGATTCTACGAGTTGCGAGGGAATCGGAAGATTGTGTTCATTGGTGAGGGTTTTGCAACCTGTGCATCGATCCATGAGGCAACGGACTACACCGTGCTTGTGGCGTTTGATTGTGGGAACTTAGCCAAGGTGGCCAAGAGCGCCAAAGAGATGTTTCCAGGCTCAAAGATTATCATCGGGGCAGACAATGACCAGTTTACTGAAGGTAACCCTGGGGTGACCAAGGGCAGGGCAGCGGCAGCCTTAGTGTTTGGTGAGATTGTTTACCCATCATTTGGGGAGTCTGACATGGTGGACAACAAACCAACAGACTTTAATGACCTGCACTGCCTGCAAGGGCTAGATGCGGTAAAGGAGCAGATTGAGCGCGTGGCTGGCCCCATGCGTGACAAACTAGCGTTTGAGTTCTCCAGAATTGACAGCTTAGAACTTAGCCAGATTAACTGGATCGTTGATGACTACATTGAGAGCGACAGCTTGGCGCAAGTGTTTGGTGATCCAGGCGGCGGTAAGAGTTTTGTGTCAATCGATTTGGCCTGCTGCGTGGCCACTGGACGGCCATGGCATGGCCATGAGGTCAAGCAAGGTTCTGTGTTTTACATTGCCGGCGAAGGGCACAACGGCCTTGCCAGGCGGTTCAAGGCGTGGCAACTAGGTAATGGCCAAACCCTTGATGGGGCGCCACTGTACAAGAGCCACCGTGCGGCGCAGCTGTATGACGCGACGGAGGCTGCGGTGGTTGCGGAGGCCATCAAAGAGTTGTCTCAGCAGGCTGGCACTGTGCCAAGCATGATCATCATTGACACCCTAGCGCGTAACCATGGCGGGGATGAGAACAGCACTCAAGACATGAATGCGTTCATTCAGCATTTGGATGTGTATCTTCGCCAACCATGGAAGTGTTGCGTTTTGGTGGTTCATCACTCAGGCGTGGCAGACAAGGATCGTAGTCGGGGATCGACGGCCCTGAAGGGCGCCCTAGATGCGGAATACCGCTGCCAGCTGGATAGTGGAACCAAGACCATTGCGTTTGAGTCTAAGAAGATGAAGGATGCAGAAATGCCTGCACCTAAGAACTTTCAGATCACACAGGTTGATTTGCCGATCCAAGACAAGCACGGATTGCCAGTTAAGGGGGCTTATCTGACGGCAGTTGACATCTCAGGTCTTACCAGTTCCATCCAAAAGAAAACCTACCTCGCAGGCAACCAAAGGAAGACCTTGGACTGCTTAGTTGCCATCCAAATGAACCACGAAAAGAACGGCATTGTGGACTTAGTAACCTACGATGAGTGGCGAGAATCAGCCAAAGAGCATGGCATCAAGTCCAACCGATTTAGGGAAGTTGTAGATAGCTTGGTCAAAAAGTTGTTGGTTTTGGAGGACTCTAGAGGCTACAGAACCAGACCGAATATGGATGCTATTGTCGAACCGAAACTTACCGAATCGGTAACCGAATCGGTTAATTCGGTTGAACCGAAACTATGAACCGAATTAACCGAAACTTACCGAAACTTACCGAAACTGCTAGTCCAAACAGTCGGTTTTTCGAACCGAAACTTACCGAAAGGGTATACATACCCATTCGGTTTCGGTTCGTAAACTGTTTCGGCTCGGTTCGGTTCGGTTTTGGGAAAATCGAGGGCGTTGGAGGTTGGCATGATTGAAGTTGAAATGGACATGAAAATTGTGTCGGTGGCCAACATGCGGTTGCATTGGGCGGCAAAAGCCAGGCTGACCAAAAGCCAACGGCAAAAGACAAGGATGGCACTGGCAGCTGTTGCACAGTCTTATGGCGTGGAGATACTGCCAGTCACCGTGATGCTGACCAGAGTGGCCCCAAGGAAGCTAGATGGCGATAACCTACAGTCTGGCTTTAAAGCGGTCAGGGACGGTGTGGCTGACTGGCTTGGCGTGGATGACGGCAGTAGTTTGATCGATTGGCAGTATTGTCAGAGGTCTGGTGGCCCAAATGTTTACAAGGTTGAGATTGAGGTGATAACATGACGGTGTGCGCAGTTGCCATTGCCGCACCTTTGGGGGAAAGCGCTGCTAGCGTGAGTACCTCGCTTTTTTTAGGAGTTTACAAGTGACTGATAACTTGGCGTCAGAGATGACAGTGCAGAAACATCCTGGTGGCCGTCCAGTTGTTTATGGGATGGATAACCCGTGCTGGCAAATCTTGTGCGAGCAAATCTCGGAAGGTAAAAGTCTAAGCACGGCGATTAAGGCAGAAGGAATGCCATCGTATCAATTGGTGATGCTTACGCTCAGAAACAGCCCTGAGTTCAGAACCATGTACGAAAAGGCTGTAGAAAGCCGTGCAGACCGATTGGCAGAGGAAATCATTGAACTGGCTGACCAAGAGATGCCAGACGGTTTAGAAGGCCCTATGGCGTCTGCATGGGTGCAACAAAAGCGAATGCAAGTCGATGCACGCAAGTGGGTTGCAAGTAAGTTGAAGCCTAAGACCTACGGTGATCGCATAGACGTTGCCGTGACCGATAACCGAATCAGCGTTATGGATGCCTTGAAGGAAGCGAAGCAGCGCGTGTTACGAGATGATAGTAACGTGGTTGATGCGGAAGTCAAGGAAGCGTAACGAAGCAAGGTTATGCGCTTTTTGCATAGATTTTGTATCATTACGCACGCGCGCCGACACGTTGCGCAAACGCAACGAAAAGAAGGCTCGGAAAACAGAAAATACGTTTCTACTTTATACAGTGTCCATTATGTTAAGTTGACCCTAAGTTATCCACAGATTTAAGAGCATCAAAGTATTACAGTTTGAGTTATGCACAAGCAAATGTGGACAAGTGTAGAAAAGTCCCTGTGGACAAGCGCCAACGGCCTGCCACCGGCGAGCAGGGGGGGGGTAGGGCCGGCGCGAAAGGGCCGCGGTAACGGTAGCCCCGCGCACATTTTTTATTTTTATTTTTTAAAAAAATGATTTATTATCTGCCCCATGCCAATCAACAACGCATTGACCCCTGAAGGCTTAAACGCGCTAGGTGCGGCGTTTGGCTTTTACCCGCAACTGCGGCGTAACCGCACGGTGCAAGACCCCCGCGCCGCGTTAGACATGCCGGTGCAAGTGTTGCGTGGCAGGGTTGCCGCAACCGCCGGTATGCCGTCTGACATCTTGAACACATTGCGCACCCCAATGCCAATGGAGATGTACGGCGATGTTGACTACGGCCCCCAGACGCAAGTGCCGTATGGTTCGCAAGAATTACTCAAGACTTTGCCTTTGCCACCTCAAGGCCCAGCTCAGCAGGCGGCAGCCAATCTAGGCGCACTGGCGCCAATGACGCCGATGGAAGCATTGCAGGCCGCGAGGTTGGCAAGGCAGGCAGCGTTGGCTGGTGGGAAGACGGTCAAGCAGGCGGCAAAGATTGCGGGTGAGGAATTGAATGCGGCCATGATGGGTGAGCGCTCAGGCACATTGCTTGGCGCTATGACTCCGCAGCCATTGTTTGCTGTGCCGCCATCTGGCCGCAGTGGCTTTGGCGCGTTCGATCCACGCTATGACCCAAGGGTTTTAGAGCAGGCAAGAATGCAGGCGATGACCCGTGATGTGCAGTTGAACCCAAATGTGGTGACTGCGCCAACGGTTACGCTAGATCAGTTTGCTGGTCGGCCATTTATTACAAGCATGGCTGATCGCACGGCAGCTGGTGGTAAGTTGATGGGTATTGACAATGTGCAATTTAATCGCCCTGTGGATTTTTTGGGTGGTCAAGATTACATGTTCAACAATCCTGGCCAAGTTTGGGCATCTGCGCCAGGGCCGGTGAAGCAGATTTTGAATGCTGCGCAAGAGATTAAAAGTGCCACGGGACAAAACCCAATTTATGTGCCATGGCGAATGGCGCCAACTGGCGGTGACTTTGCGCAAATGACTGGCGAGACAATGTTGTCATATGCTGATGCTGCCATGGGCAAGATGCAGAAAAAGCAATTAGACAAATCAATTAAACAATTTATTCCTACTTGGTCTGGCGTGTCTGACCCGGCAAGTGTTCAGCAGTTTAGGGATGCGCCGGACAGAACGCGCAAGGCCATTAAGGCGATGATGGACAGAGACTTTCGAAATGAAGGTGGTTTGAACATTGGCAGCGCAAGATTGGGAGTGTCAGATCCTGCGCAACTGGCCGCGCAAGAGGGCGGCATCCAGAATGTGGGTGAGATATTTGCTGGCACGCCGATGGTGATGCAGTCTGGCCATCCGTCTTATCCAAGAGGCGTGCCAGGCAAAGGGATTGGCACATTGTCTGAAGACCTTAATATTTTTCAATTGTTGCCTGAAGTGGCCAAAGCCAGAGGCATACCAGATGTTACAAATCCACGCGCAACTGATTTAAGGGCTTTGCAGATGAAGCCTTATTCTGGCGTGATTAGCAATGAGTTGCTTAAGCGCCTTGGCTATTGAACAAGAACTTTGGATCAAAAGTGTTGGCAAGTTTTTCGCCGTATCGTTCAGTCAAAAATGCTTTGACAGACGCTTCGGTAACTTCGCTCACGCCAGTCACAATGCAGCGCGTTTCATGCAGGCTAAGTGCATTAAGCATCTTGGCTGGCATTTTGATGTCGGTGTTGACGATAGGTGATAATGTCATGTCACCATTCTATCAGATTGCTAGATAAATGCAAACCACGATCTACAAGCCCGAAGACGAACAAGAACTGATGGCCACGCTGTGGACACCGGCGATTGCCGACGATCCAGAAGCCTTTGTGTTGTTTGCCTTTCCTTGGGGGCAAGAAAATACACCCCTTCAAAACTTCAAGGGGCCGCGCAAGTGGCAGAGGGAAGTCCTGCGGGAGATAGCCCAGCACATCAAAGACAATCAAGGCAAGATAGACTTCAACACCTTGCGCAGTGCGGTGTCTTCTGGCCGTGGTATCGGCAAGTCAGCCCTTGTGTCCTGGTTAACTATCTGGATGCTATCCACCCGCATAGGTTCTACCACCATCATTTCGGCCAACAGCGAAGCCCAGCTGCGTGCGGTCACATGGGCTGAGATCACGAAGTGGTTGGCGATGAGTATTAACAGCCACTGGTTTGAGGTTGCGGCCACAAAGATCACGCCGGCAACGTGGTTGACTGAACTGGTTGAGAAAGACCTCAAAAAAGGCACAAGGTATTGGGCTGTTGAGGGCCGCTTGTGGTCTGCTGAGAATCCTGATGCTTATGCGGGTGTTCACAACTTTGATGGTGTGATGGTGATTTTTGACGAGGCAAGTGGTATTGATGACTCAATTTGGGCTGTGACGGCTGGCTTCTTTACCGAGAACACACCGAACCGCCTGTGGTTGGCTTTCTCTAATCCACGGCGCAATACTGGCTACTTTTATGAGTGCTTTAACTCCAAGCGCGACTTTTGGACGAATAAGGTGGTGGATGCCAGAACTGTGGAAGGCACGGACAAACAGGTTTACCAGAACATCATTGATGAGTACGGCCCAGACTCCTCGCAAGCACACGTTGAGGTTTATGGCATGTTTCCGAGTGAGGGTGATGACCAGTTTATTCCGGCAGACATTGTGGACGAGGCCATGAGCCGGCCCAAATACAAAGACCAGACGGCCCCAATCATCATTGGTGTTGACCCTGCACGCTTTGGCGCTGATGCTACGGTGATTGCCATACGTCAAGGCAGAGACATCATCCGCATAGATCGCCACAGGGGTGACGACACCATGACCGTTGTTGGCCATGTAATTGAGGCCATTGAAGAATTTAAACCCACATTAGTAGTCATCGATGAGGGTGGGTTAGGTGCTGGCATTGTTGACAGATTGAAGGAGCAGAGGTACAAAATCAAAGGTGTCAACTTTGGCAATAAATCTGCAAATCCGATCATGTATGGCAACAAAAGGGCTGAAATGTGGGGGAAAATGAAAGATTGGTTAAGAACTGCATCAATTCCCAAAGATAGGTTCTTGAAAACTGATTTAGTTTCGCCTATGATCAAGCCAGATTCTAGGGGCACTATATTTTTGGAGTCAAAGAAGGACATGAAGGCGCGTGGCCTAGCAAGTCCTGACGCAGCAGATGCAATATGCGTGACGTTTGCGTTTCCTGTGGCTCATAGGGAATATACTGCGAGGGAAACAAGCCGCAAGTACACTGACCGCACGGCGGTTGCAACTTCATGGATGGGCAGTTAGATGGCTACAAAAAAGAATGTGTCGTTATCTGTAGGACGTGGCGAGAAGTTGCCGGTGTCCAAGGGCGCGGGTTTGACCGCCAAAGGGCGTGAGAAGTACAACGCCGCGACTGGCAGCAATTTAAAAGCGCCAGCGCCTAACCCTAAAACCAAGGCAGACCAAGGTCGCAAGGATTCATTTTGTGCAAGAATGGGCGCAGTAGCGGCCAACGCCAAAGACGGCGAACGCGCTAAAGCAGCTCTTAAACGATGGAAGTGTTAAATCATGGCTACCAAACCCGGACTTTATGCAAATATTCACGCAAAGCAAGCACGCATCAAGGCTGGCTCTGGCGAGAAGATGAACAAGCCTGGCACAAAGGCGGCGCCTTCGGCCAAAGACTTTAAAGAATCGGCCAAGACAGCCAAGAAGAAATAATCATGCCATTGGTTAAATCAAAATCACCCGAAGCCTTCCGCAAAAACGTCAAAGCTGAAGTCAAAGCTGGCAAGCCAGTCAAGCAAGCTGTGGCGATTGCGTATGCGGTTAAAAGAGCCGCACCGGCCAAGAAAAAATGAAAGCATTGCAAGACTGCATCATCATTGAGCGCGATGTGGACAAGCACCCCTTGTTTGTGTTGCCTCAAACTGAGAAGTTAGGCACTGGCATTGCAATTTCAATTGGCCCAAAATGCCTAGACATCAAAGTTGGTGACCATGTATACTTCGATGTAGGGCAAGAATTTAAGCAGGGTGGCAAAGATTATGTCATTATGCGTGAGCCTCATATTTTAGGGGTTTTGGAATGAATGATCCTACTGGTATTGTTGCAGCGGCTAACGTAGCTGCTGGCGGTAAGCCTAAAAAGAGTGCTTCAGATATATTGACAACCGCCCGTTCGCGGTTGGACATGGCTGTCTCCGCTTTGGCTGAAAGCCGCGAAGATGAAATTGACGATCTGCGTTTTTATGCCGGATCCCCTGACAATCATTGGCAGTGGCCTGCTGACGTACTGGCTACCCGTGGTGCGGTGCAAGGTCAAACAATCAACGCGCGCCCGACACTGACGATTAACAAACTGCCGCAACACGTTCGTCAAGTAACGAATGACATGCGTCAGAACCGCCCAGGCGCACGGGTCATCCCAGTCGATGACGACGCTGATGTGGAAGTGGCAGACATTTTCAACGGCATGATTCGCCACATTGAGTACATGAGTGACGCTGATGTAGCCTATGACACAGCGTGCGAGAACCAAGTTGCTTATGGTGAGGGTTACATCACCCTAATGACCGAATATTGTGATGAAAACACATTCGATCAAGACATCAAGATTGGCCGTGTGCGTAACTCCTTCTCGGTCTACATGGATCCGCTGATCCAAGACCCAACGGGTGCAGATGCAACGTATTGTTTTATCACCGAAGACCTGACAAAAGCAGAATACGAGCGCCAGTATCCTGATGCCGCGCCTATTTCTACATTGCAATCGTTAGGTGTAGGCGATCAGTCGATCAGCAACTGGCTCAATGAAGACACAGTTCGCATTGCCGGTTACTACTACATTGACTACGACACAACCAAGCTGAACTTGTACCCAGGCAACCAGTCGGCCTTTGAAGGCACGCCTGAAGATCGCATGTTAAAAGACATGTTCGGCAAGGCCATTAAGTCGCGTGAGTCTGAGCGCCCACGGGTAATGTATTGCAAGATTAACGGTTACGAAATACTTGAACAAAAAGAGTGGGCTGGCAAATGGATCCCTGTGATCCGTGTTGTTGGCAACGAGTTTGAGGTAGACGGTAGGTTATACGTCTCCGGCCTCGTCAGAAACGCCAAGGATGCCCAGCGCATGTACAACTACTGGGTATCTCAGGAAGCTGAGATGCTGGCTCTGGCGCCCAAGGCTCCGTTCATTGGCTACGGTGGCCAGTTTGAGGGCTATGAGGACAAGTGGAAGACAGCCAACACAAATAATTGGCCGTACCTAGAGGTAAACCCTGATGTAACCGATGGCCAAGGCGCGGCGTTGCCTTTGCCTCAACGTGCGCAGCCGCCAATGGCTTCGACTGGTTTGTTGCAAGCCAAAGCTGGCGCTTCCGAGGACATTAAGTCTACAACCGGCCAATACAACGCATCATTGGGCATGGGCTCCAACGAGCGTTCTGGTAAAGCTATTTTGGCCCGCCAGCGTGAGGGTGATGTAGGTACTTACCATTATGGTGACAACCTGACCCGTGCCGTGCGTCATGTGGCCCGTCAATTGGTGGACTTAATTCCCAAGATTTACGACACACAGCGGATTGCTCGCATCATTGGCGAAGACGGCGAGACAAAGATGGTCAAGATCAACCCTGACCAGCCTCAACCCGTCAACAAGATTGTGAACGAGCAGGGTATTGTGATTGAAAAAATCTACAATCCCGGCGTTGGCAAGTACGACGTGGTGGCTACAACTGGCCCAGGCTACGCAACCAAACGCCAAGAGGCATTGGAAGCCATGGCTCAACTGCTGCAAGGTAATCCCCAACTGTGGCAAGTGGCCGGCGACTTGTTCGTCAAGAACATGGACTGGCCTGGCGCACAGGAGATGTCCAAACGCTTTGCCAAGACCATTGATCCCAAGTTCTTGTCTGATGGCGAGGATGATCCAGCATTGCAGGCCGCCCAGCAACAAATTCAGGCCATGGGCGCTGAGATGGAGCAGATGTACCAGATGATCCAGAATGTTGGCAAGTCTATCGAGATGCAGGACATGGAGCGCAAGGACTTTGAGGCTCAAATTAAACTTTATGATGCCGAAACCAAGCGGATTGCCGCTGTGCAAGCAGGCATGACCGAGGAGCAGATCCAAGATATTGCCATGGGTGTTGTTGCTGCGGCTATGGAGTCGCAAAACACAATGAACCAGATGCCTGAGATGCGCGAGGAATCCATGCCCATGGAGATGATGCCACCTGAACAACAGATGATGCCACCACAAGGAATGCCACAATGAAAGCCGCAGACTTCATAGGAATTTTGTTCCTAGCCCGTGATGTAACGCACAGTGTTCATTTGAACACCCGTAGCTACAGCAAACATGTGGCCTTAAACATTTTTTATGACCGCATCATTGGTGCGGCTGATGACTTTGCCGAAGCCTACCAAGGCCGGTACGGTTTAATTGGCCCAATTACCTTGAATTCGGCCAAGAAAACGGCCAACGTTATTGAGTTCTTGCAAGATTCACTTGCTGAAATTGAGGCCGCAAGATACGATGTGTGTGATAAATCTGATTCATCGTTGCAACAATTGATAGATAATATCGTTGAGATATATCTGCGAACACTTTACAAGCTCAAATTCTTGGCATAAGGAAATATGATGGAACTACTTAACCCGATGAGCAAAGCGGATTTCCCCGCTTACACCGCAACTGCCGGTGCGAGCGCAGGCAACACAACCGCATGGAACGCTGGCCCTCAAGGCGTTTTGGTTTGGTGCGAAGTGCCTTGCTATGTTGAAGTGGGCGTTGGTGCTGTTGCTACCAGTGCCAGCACACCCATCCCCGCTTATACGCCTATCCCGTTTGTTCTGACACTCAGCTCAAACGGTTCTCCTTGGCGGGTCAGTGTGCTTCGAATTGGTAGCACAGACGGCACTGCGTACTGCAAGCCTATCAACAAACAATGAGCTTCGGTGTCGCCCTTCGCAATTCGGTGGCGATTGGCCTAGCTGGCATTGTCACGCTGTTTTCAGGCACGCTTGACAGTGGCGCGTCAGTAGGCAACTTGCTGTGCGAAAATGGTGATAATCTCGTCCAAGAGGACGGTGGGCAAATTCTTTTGGAGTAATTACATGGCTGTCAATATTTCAGCATTTGGCGGTGTTGGTTGGCAATTTTTTGACAACTATGGCGTTATTCTTTCCGGCGGAAAAATTTTTACTTACGCCGCTGGTACTACGACGCCTCAAGCAACTTATACAACAAGCGCAGGAAATGTAGCGCATACAAACCCAATCATTTTAGATTC